GCGGATACGGTGGCCGTAATACAAATGCTGGACGCAAATCAGATATATTGTGGTGACTGCCTCGATATCATGCGGGGCATGCCGGACAAGTGCGTTGATTTGGTATTGACTGACCCGCCGTATTATAAGGTAATGACGCAGGATTATGCCGGCAACAAATACGAATGGGACAACTCATGGGAATCGTTCGAAGAATATCTAACATTCATAGATGAATGTTTCATTGAATTTAAACGCATTCTTAAAAATAATGGGTCTCTCTATTGTTTCGCGGACGACAAGATCGCGGCATATATTCAGGTTATCGGAGATAAATATTTCCATCTTGAAAATAATATCGTATGGTTCAAACCTAACAACATGCCTATTAAAGGATGGTCTGATTTTAGATCATACGCTCCGGCGACCGAACGCATATTATTTTATTCGTGCGAAGTTGAAAAGACAGGGTTACAGGAAATCTATGAAGATAAATCGTGCTTTGCTGATATTAAACAGTATATGCGGGCAGAGCGTGACAAAATAATAGAAGCGCGCGGGTTTAAAACTCTTGAAGCGTTCAACGATTACATTAACGCCGTTTCTGAGACTTCAAGTGTTGTTAGCCGGCATTATTTCGCGGACTCTCAATGGGTTTTTCCAACTCGAGACATATACAAAAAGCTCCAGACAACCGGTTTTTTTCAGCGCGAATATGAAGAGTTGAGGCGACCGTTTGCACCAAAAGAAAATTATACAGACGTTTGGGAAATACCCATCACATCAAGGAAAGAGAGGTTAGGACATCCCACGCAGAAACCGATAAAGTTAATCGAGCGGATAATTAACACTTCCAGCCGGGAAGGTATGATAGTATTTGACCCTTTCTTAGGTTCAGGGACAACCGCCCACGCATGTATTAACACCGGACGGCAATACATCGGCATAGAGAAAGACCCGGATTATTTTAAGATTGCTCAAGACCGGATTAACAAAGCAAAAAATCAAGATAGGCAAGATAGGTTAGAATCATGGTTTTAGAACTCCGCCCCTATCAGCAAGACGCCATAGACGCCTTCTGGGCGTTCGTATCCTCCGGCGGTCGCTCGGGCGTCATCAGTGCCCCGACCGGGAGCGGCAAGAGCATGATCATTGCTGACATCTGCCGCACGATGTGCACGCGATGGAAAACAACCCGCGTTATCGTATGCACCCACAAATACGAGCTTATCCGGCAGAACGAGGCAGAGCTGAAAGCATACTACCCCGAAGCCGACACCGGTATATTTTCCGCTGGATTTGGCAGGCGCGACACCGATAAGCGCGTCATTTTTGCAGGCATCCAGACAATTTACGACAAGATCGAAAAACTCGAAAAGACCGACCTCCTCATAATCGACGAGGCGCACCTTGTCAACACGAAAGACGGCACACAATACGCGCAGTTCATAGCCGACCTGAAACTGGCGAACCCTCATATCCTGATACTCGGACTCTCCGCGACCCCATACCGCCTCGACAACGGTCTATTGTATGAAGGCGAGGATAGACTGTTTTCCGCGCTTATCTATGACATCTCGCTCCGGCGTCTTATCGAGGATGGATATCTATCTCCCGTCATCTCAAAGGGCGGCGTCCATAAGATTGATTTGGAAGCGGTCAAGCTTACCGCCGGCGACTACAACAAAAAGGATTTGGAGCACGCAGCCGACCAAGAGAGCCTTATCCGGGACGCCGTGAACGAGATAGTAACATACGGCGCTGACCGGCGGGCATGGCTCGTCTTTGCTGCCGGCGTCAAGCACGGAAAACACATCAAAGCGGAGATAGAGAAGCACGGCATAACGTGCGACATCGTCACCGGGCAGACGCCAAAAGACGAGCGCACCCGCATCCTCGAGGACTACAAGGCGCATAAAATCCAGTGCCTTGTCAACGTCGAGATACTCGTCGCCGGATTTAACGCGCCATGTGTGGACCTTATCGCCTTGATGATGGCAACGAAAAGCACGTCTAAGTACGTCCAAGCCGTCGGGAGAGGAACGCGGATTTGTGACAACAAATTAAACTGTTTGCTCCTTGACTACGGCGGCAACGTCGAACGTCACGGAGTTCTGGATGAAGTCACGCCGAGCACAGCAAAGAAGGGCAAAGGCGAAGGCGAAGCCCCCGCCAAAGAGTGCCCGCAGTGTCAGGAAATCATACACGCATCGCTCCGGGTATGTCCCATGTGCGGTCATGAGTTCCCGCCGCCCGCGCCCCAGCATACCGGCATAGGCTACGACGGAGCCGTCCTAAGCTCTCAGGAAAAGGGCAAATGGTGCGAGCTGAGCGACCCGCCTGAGTATTCCCGCTGGAAAGGCAAGGAAGGAAAACCGGACACGATCCGGGCGGACTTCCACGTATTCGACACCAGCCGCAAATACCCGTATAGCATGTGGCTCGCGTTTGACCATGGCGGATTCGCGGCAAAGAAAGCTCGGGCATACGCCCGGATGTGCGGCGGCAAAGCGGAAACCGTCGCCGAAGCCCTGCGCGAATGCTTAGATTGGTACAACCCCACATCTATCCTAGTGGAAAAAGACCCAAAGAACCCTAAATACTGGCGCGTTGTAGACTTTGATTTTCCCGTTGATAGGTCAGAACAACAAGTATTATATACTTAGTGCTCTAATTATACTATGTAGTAAAACTGGAGGAAGTAAAATCATGGAATTACCAACATTAACCGGAACCGAAAAGCAAAACAAGTGGGCAACCGAGATCCGCGCCAAGCTCGTTGGGGATTTTGAAGCCTGGTGTATGAGGGAGTGCGAAGCAGTCCTTTACAAAATCTACTTAGACAAGGTAAGGAATACCCCACGGAATGTTGGGAATGAATGGAGTAAAGACGACGACATCGACACGGCAGAAGAGAAGTGGAATATACACAAAGCAAACGTGATTGATAGTATTGACTGGATAATGTACCGCAAGACCTGGCACGAGATGACAACCCGGTTCTGGAAGCCAATGTTTGAGAGATATGTGGCAGACAACACATTCTCATGTGCATGGATTAACAAGCGAAACCAGACGTTACACTCGTTAAAAATGACGCTTACGGATCATTATATGACCGATGAGAATGTAGAAAATCTCATATCAATCTCTCTGAGATACGGTCAGTATATAGAGATTGGAGACACGGGTACAACTGACGACAGGCTTGTTATTGCATGCCCGAGTTACTTCATACCGAAGCACCTCAAAAACTAACACCTCACTTTTTCCCGCAGAGCCTACCCGGATGCGTCCGGTAGGCGTGGTGAAAAACATGACACTCGTCGAATTAAAACAAAATCCAGTTGACAAATATGGAGAAGCTAATGTGCAGTTTATCCACAGATTTAAAAATGGATATGGCGCATCTGTTGTACGGAACAAATGGTCTCGCGGGAGCGATAACGGATTGTTTGAACTGAGTGTAATAAAGTTTGTTGACATTCTCGGGCGATGGCGCTTAGATGACAGCACACCAATATCAGATGCGGGAAATCTCACGTTCGAAAAAGTAAACGAAATTCTGAAACAAATCGAGGCACTCGAAGCATGACACCCAAACACCCAACCCCAATCATCGACGCCGACGCCGAACAGGCAGCACGAAACAGGATCGCACAGAGACCACAGGCTGACGTTATCATCGTGGAAGAGATTGATTAATATACTTCCTCCGCGTATGTATTGATTAGAGGACTCAGGCGCACGAGATGATCATGCAAGGGCATACACCTCCGTATAATTCCTCCAGATGTTCACACACCCCCTCTCAAAGAAAGTTAATGCACCGGGTATGCCTGAGACCTCCCTCCTAAAAATCAAAGTATTCGCCCTCGTCGTCTAACGGCAAGACGCACTACTCAAAATGGTGTATCGCAGGTTCGATTCCTGCCGGGGACATTGTGGGTTGATGGCGTATCAGTCCCACGCGAAACAAAACAAACGCCCATGGAAACACCTCTCCCAATGTAGGATTCACAATTTATACCATATTTGGACGGTGCTGGCACACCACCAAAACCCTATTTTCCCAACTACTAACGAACTACTAAGATGTGTCAAATTAGTAATTGGCTTTTTTTTAAACATACTATTATATATAATGAGTGCACTTATAGTATAGTATGACTGAAAAAATCATCAAACCGGTCAAGTGCCGGGCTGGGTCCGGTTCTGCCGTCGTGTGGGTCCCCCGCACCCTTGAAGGAAAACTCGTCGAGATTCGCGTACTTTCTGAGGCAGAAGAGCGCGCATACATGAAGGCGAACACATGAAACTCCCCCGCTTTTTACAGGCTCCGGTCGAGACCATCACCCGGGCTAAATCGTATCTGTCCATCAACAAACGCGTCATCTGGGAAAACAAAAAGCGGGAGATAGGCAAGCTGAGGAAATTCCGCGCCGCATATGAGAACGGCGGGTACATCTCCGAAGCCATTGACCTGTACCCCTTATACATGCTCTCAAACGGCTACGCGCTGCACACTGAGGACGGCGTAAGCGACGAAGCCCGCAAAAACGTACAGAAACTGCTTGACAGTATTGATATAAACAAAATATCATGGATGCTCACGGTTGACAGCCTCGTCGTCATGGACGGTCTCGCAGAGATCGTGTTCGGAAAAGGTTCCCTGTCAAAAGTGCCGGTAGCCGTCTACAACCGCCCGGCGGAGTGCTTCGACTTTGCAGAGGACGCGTACGGCAACATCATCGCATACATCCAGCATTACGACACCGACGGCAACTCAATCGCGCCCATCACCCTAGAGCCAAAAAACACAATCCACCTCAAACTTATCCCGCGCTCTGACGCATCATATGGTTTGTCGCTCATGCGCCGGGCTGAGGACGATATCAATAGGGATATCGACTGTATTGAGTCCATCGCAAAAGGCATTAAAATCCACGGCACGCCCAAATATCTCACCCGCATAAACGCCAACTCTCCCGACGCACCGCCACTCTCCGACGCGGAATTTGACACACTCAAAAAAGAGTTTGAAGATATCAACGCCAAAGACTCTTTCGTCGTCGAGGGTGATATTGAAACGTCAATGCTAGACGTCGCCGGCGTTACCGGCGTGCAGGAATACTCCGCCGTGACCCTTGAGCGGGTCTGCGCGGCGCTCGGTATTCCCGAAGAGCTTGTTGGTATGCGGAAAGGATCGAGCGACGCCACCGCGGTATCACGTATCAATGCGTTTTTCAAGAAAATTCAGACGTTCCAGATGACCCTCGCGCAGGCTATCAACACGGCAATCATCGACCCGGCGGTCGGGCAGCCCGGTAAAATCTGGATAGTGTTCAACGACCCCGACCCGTCCGACAACCTCAAAGAGGCGCAGTATGTTGAGTCGCTCGGCAGGGTCGACCCGCTTGACGCCTTCTCGGTCATGTCAGCCGAGCAGATGCGCTCCCGGCTCGGAATAGACGAGGACGAGTATCAGAAAGACACCACAGGAACAGAGGTATAATCGCGTATGGCAACCAAACCCATACGCAAATCCCCATTAAAACTAGCCGCCGTCCAGCGCCGGTATGAGAGCGCGCTCATGTCGTATTTTAGA